CCCCACACCCCTAGCATATGGCCCGCAGGGGTGAGACAGGTGAGACATACTCGGAGAAGCGGTGCCCTGTGCCCCCGTCCTGCGCGGGCCAGCCCCCCTGGAAACAATAGGGTGCACCCCTGTCTCACCCTGGTGTCTCACCTATCTCGTTACATATGAGACAGGTGAGACACCCCACACGCCCTGGACCCCCTGTCAAGTGGGTCTCTAATGCGTTGGGCGCATGCCCCCTACTCCACAGACGCATAGCCGTCATTGTTGACAGGGTGCACCCCTGCTGTTATTTTAAGTGAACCACCAGCAGGAGCCACCGATGGCCTATTCCTTCACCTACTCTTCAATCGACGGCTTTCGTCGCACTCGTTCTTACAAGACCCTCGCCGGTGCCCGTCGCGCGGCTCAGGAGTGGGTCGGCAGCCATCCCGACATTTCGCTGGGCTTTCGTTACGCCGTGAGCTTCGATGGCGTGGGCAAGGTCCACAACGTTCACGGCTGTACCCTGGCCGACTTGTTCCCCAATGAAACGATGGAGCAGGTCGCCCTGCCGCGCGAGGAATGGGCGGGTCCCACCCTTCGTGTCGATTTCGAAGTCCTGCCCGACGAGCGGGACTTCTGGCAGGATGGCGAAGAGCGCGAGGTTCGCGACGAGGCCGACGAGGAAGGATGGCTGGGCGACTGCCCGTTCTGATCACTCTTGACTCGGGGTGCATCCTGTGGTAGGGTGCACCCACCACCCCCACTGGGAGACATCGAATGATCGCAGTTGGTACTCGCGTCGTGGTCCGCCCATTCCGGGATCGGCCGCTGTTCCTCCTTTACGGCATCGTCCGCAAGAACCGCGAGAATGGCCAGGAGTGCTCGTCCTGGCCCTATCTTGTCGAGACATGGATGGGCGACTGGTCGAATCTCGGCTTGACTGACGAAACAGAGATCACGGATATCGAGGGCTGCTGACGTTCGTGGCCGGGAGCGGGGTTCGCCTCGCTCCCGTGACGAGCGCCAGTGCTCGCAGGAGAACTAAGATGTCGCATCCCTCTATTCTCGCCAATGCGAACAAGGTGATGGACGAGAAGACCGCGAAGCTCTACCGGTCTGCTCAGACGCACTACGCCCTGGCCAATGCCATGTCGGCCATGGAGGCCTTAAAGGCTAAGGGCGATTTCTCGGTCGCCCTTTCGGTCGTGAGTCAGGCGATGTTCCTGGCCCACGTCGATCTGCTGAAGGATGCCGGTCTCCCGCATCCTTCGATCGTTGCGCTCCTGAAAGCTCACGTCGAGGGCTACGTGGCGCGTGAAGCGAAGGAGGGCTGATGCCGATCCTCACTGATCCTGCCGGCTTGCCACGTCTCACCGAGGCCGAGCAGGCTTTTCGTTTGCTGATGGTCGACCAACTCGCGGCGACCAGCAACGGATTCGCTCGGATGGGCTCCTTCACAGGGTGTCGGTTCGACGTGGCCCTCGTCCTTTATGCCAACGCAGCCTTCGCTGACATGGTTGCGACGCTGGAATGCGCAGGCATGTCTTGGGAAGATGTCGTGTCGCTCCTTCACGTCGAGATCGACCGTTATGTGGCGGCAGGCGGGTCGCCAGTAGCAAAGGAAGCTCGTGAACAGCACAATAGAAAGAACCCCTATGCCTGACGTCGAGGAGCGTTGGGCCAGGGAGCGTGGTGCCCTGGTCTTCATCAACACGGAAGACCTGCGCGAGATGCTCGCCGTCGACCTCGTCGATTACCCCTCTTTCGGTTATCGGCGTCTAAGTAAGCTCGTTGAGCAGCGTGGCTTCCTGGCCAACTCCAAGCGCGTGCTGCGCGTTATGAAAGAGCTGAAGGAGGAGGGCGGTACCGTGGCCGGCTGGCCACCAGGGCGCTAGCTGGCCACCAGGGCGGCAGGTGCCAGCGTTAGACGCTGCCCGCCAGAGGTACTGCCGTGCCCCGTGGCGCCCTGCCCGCGTGGGTCTGGCCCTGGCCGGTACCCCTGCGCGCACGGGCAGTACCTCTGGCTGGCACGGCGGAACTCCCTACTGGTGGTAGTGGGAAGCTACGTCTCGCTCTACCATACCTTGCGCTCCCTGCGGACCTGTGCTTTAAGGTAGGGGCACCGTGGGAGTGGTGGTTTGAGCGACTGGGTTGCAGTGCGGCATTGGCCTTCGAGCGTCGTCCAGTTAGAGGCTCGACTGGACGACCGAGGTTTGTCGTACTGCAACCCTCGTTTTACCGCTCGCCGCTTCATTCGTCGCAAGCGTGCTTGGGCCGAGTTGTCCTACCCCCTGCTGTCTTCCTACCTGTTTCTCGCGAGGCGTAGCGTCCAGGACTTCCTGAGTTTTCGCGCGTGGCCCGGTGCCCCGCGAATCCTGCTCCAGCCCGACGGTACCCCTGCTTCTATCACTACCGACGAAGTCGTGGCTCTCGATGCGCTGGCCATCAGCCAGTCACAGCCTGACGAGCCGACTTCCCATCCTTTCCAGGTTGGCGACGCTGTGGCGTTCGTTGACGGTCCTTTCACGAAGATGGCTGCTGTCGTAAGCCGTCTCGTCGGGTCGAGCTTGATTCGGGTCGATGTTTGCGCGGCGTGGGGTACGGTTCCCATGACCGTTCAGTCCTCGTCCCTGGCTGCCTCTGCTGGGGGTGCCGTTTAGGCACGCTTCCACTTTGTGCAGCGATTGGCGGATTACCCGCCCCAATGTGAGAAGAGTGTCTGGTGTCGATTGTTGACCGGTACCCCGTGCTGTCGAGTTACCAGGAAGTTGCGAAGTACGACTTCGCCAACTGCTGGACAGCTGTGGACCGGACTCGGCTTTATTCTGATGTCGACGTCGCTGCTGCGATCCTGTTCACTGGTGGCAACTACTCGAAGATCGCGGCGCTCCTGAATCGTTCGCGCACTGGTGTGAAGCTCTACATCGAGGCAAATCGAGAGGTCTTCGAGTTGCGTTACGATCTGGTGCAGGGCAAGCTCGACGAGATCGAAGACCTGCAGTTTGCCGAGGCATTGGGCGGTCACCTGGAGACAGGCCGGTTCCTCCTGAAGGCACTCGGCAAGGATCGTGGTTATTCGGATCGGGTGGAAAGCACTGGCGCGGATGGTGGTGCCATCGACACTCATCACACCGTCGAGTTCGTGTCTTCGCCCAACGCAGCCGGTGGCTAACCACCAACTTCCGACTAAACTCGCCTTCCTCTTCGAACCGCACCGGTACAAGGTCGCGAAGGGGGGGCGGGGTTCGGCAAAGTCCTGGGGCTTCGCTCGCGCGCTCCTTCTTCTCGGTCTCAAGAAAAAGCTCTTCATTGTCTGCGCTCGTGAAATCCAGAAGTCGATCAAGGACTCGGTGCACCGGTTACTGAGTAACCAGATCGAGTTGATGGGGCTCAAGGGTTCCTACGACGTAAAGCGCGAAACCATCATAGGAGATAACGGCACCGAGTTCGTCTTTGCTGGGCTTCGGCACAACGTTGACAACATCAAGTCGCTGGAAGGTGCTGACATCGTTTGGGTTGAAGAGGCCCACAACGTGAGTCGGCAGAGCTGGGCGAAGCTGATCCCTACTGTTCGTAAAGATGGCTCGGAAATCTGGATTAGCTTCAACCCAGAACTGGACGGCGATGCTACTTACCAGGATTTCGCGGTCAACCCACCGGCTTCGGCTTGCGTCGTGACGATGAACTGGCGCGACAACCCTTGGTTCCCTGCCGTCTTGAAAGCCGAGATGGAGGAGCTGAAGGCCAAGGACGAGGATGCCTACCTCCATGTTTATGAAGGACAGACGCGGCAGGCACTCGAAGGTGCGATTTTTAAGGAAGAGTTGCGGCAAGCTCGTCTTGATGAACGGATCGGCTATTTCCCTTATCGCGACGACAAGCCGGTTGACGTTCACTTCGACTTGGGCTGGTCCGATTGTACCAGTTTCGCGTGCGTCCAGTGGCGTGGGAACGAAGCTCGTTTTGTCTTTGCCCATCAGGACCGACTGAAGAAGATTCAACACTACGTCGGAATTCTGAAGGACAGGGGCTATATCTTCAACCGCATCTACATGCCGCACGATGCGAAGAATGAAAACGTGATCAGCGACCTGAACGCCTTGGACACAGTTCGGAAGTTGTTGCCGGGAGTTTCGGTCGTTCTGGTCCCTCGTGCTGCGACCAAGCGGTCAGGTATCCAGGAGGCCAAGACTCTTTTCGCACAGTGCACCTTCGACCAGAAGGGCTGTCAGGACTTCCTGGCCGAGTTGGGTAGGTACCGATACGAGCACGACGTCGACACTGGTAAGTGGGGTAATGACCCTTATCATGATGAAGCCAGTCACTATGGCGACGTGATGCGTTCCTTCGGTCGGATGACTCGCGGCGTCAAGACCTTCTCGAAGCAGTATGTAGCTGTAACCACTTGGGACGTTTTGGGGACTCGATGATGGGCGATACAGAAATCCGAATCAAGTGCCTCGAACTGACGAATTGTAACATCGCGATGGCGTTTGATCTATATCTCTTCATCATCGCAGACATGGACGTTGAGTTGAAGGAACGCGCGGAGAAAGATAAGGCTGAGCGCAAGGAGTATGACGAGCTGAATCGGTGGCGGATGGAGAAGGCGGTCGAAAAGGCCAAGTCTGCCCCCATCGAGGAATTGCCCGCCTCTTGATCGACCTTGAACTTTCGGAGTCGAAGCGTGCATGGCTGATCGTACAACCCTGGGGCGGCGCATCAACGCCATGGTGGCTCCGATGGCTCGGCCATTTTCTTCATCCAGGTTTCGGTCATTGCACGGTGGTAATCGAAGACGGGATTCTCGTCGCGATTCAGTGGCGGCCTTCCGAGACGACTGTCCTTCCGATTCTGAACTTGTTCGACTTGGCGCCTATCTTGCCGGGCCGCTGCGTCGAAGTGACGCTACCACCCATCTCAGAGCAACGAATGGCGATAGCCCCCATTTCGTGTGCCTCCCTGGCGGCTTCGGTCCTACGCGCAAGAGGTCGAGTTCTCTGGACTCCCTATCGCCTGTGGCAATGGGCGCTGGCAAATGGCGGTGAGGAAATAGAATGGCCAAGCTCTTCATCAGTGAGTTTATCGGCGACGCGGCAGTTGCCCGTGATCCAAATGGCTCACACACCGTATTCAAGCTGCCGCCGGTTGCAGAGCAGGTGAAGACGTTCACAGCGTCGGCCGCAAATTGCAATGCGTTGAACGCCGCGACTACGATGATTCGGGTTACTGCTGATGCGCATTGCGCAATCAAGATCGGTGGTGCTGCGACGGTCGACAGCCTGCCAGTGTGGGCGAACAGTTACCAGGAGTTCGCGGTCGATCCCGGTGCTGTGATTTCGGTGATCGCACTGTGAGTGGTAAGACTGCTCTTTTCGCGTCGGCACTTGCCCCGACTGTCGCGCTTCCAGCGCTGGCGGCGGGAGCGGCGGGCATGAACCCCATGGCGAAGATGCCCAAGCCTGAGAAGGTGGACGACAGGGCACTGAAACGCGACATTCAGGCACGTAATAAGAAATTGAAAAATGACTTGGCCCTGCGCAATCGCGCCAGGACGGGTGGGCAATCGGAGTTCATGAGTCAGGGCTCTATGATTGACCTTCGCCAGACGTTGGGTGTCTGATGGCGGATTACCGGTCCCACGAAAAGCTGTGCGACCGTTTCAAAGCGGCCATGGCGAATGCTGACACGTGGCATAGTGAGCTTAAGGAAGCTTATCGCTACACGATGCCAGAACGGTACGAAATGGCGGCGGGCAACGGCGCACAGAACGTCCCCAACTATCGGACCATGTACGACTCGACGGGCAGGACGGCCAACGAGGAGTTTGCTTCTTTCGTCACTGGCGCGATGTACCCCAGCGACCAGGACTGGTTCAGATACGTCATCCCCAAGAGACTTCCTGAGGACCAGCGAGCCCAGTTGGCTGCTCTTGCCGATCAGTACACTGTTGAAATTAGGTCGCTAATCGACCAGTCGAACTTCTATGATGCTGTCCTTTCGGCCAACCGGGACCTGGGTATCAGCAATCGTTTCTTGCGGATCGAAGAGGACCCGGATGACGCGACCCGAATCGTGGTCGCTGGTCTGCTGCCCACGAATTTCGGAGTGGATGAAGACCGGTACGGCCGTGTCGCTGGTATCTTCTCGAAACAGCGCGTAAAAGCGCGTGAACTCCCGTACATGTACGGGGGTAAAGCGAAGTGGTTGGACGGTAATCAGCGGATGGCCACTGATTCCCCTGGTACCGACATTGAACTCAAGGAAGCTCTATGTAAGCATCAGGGCAAGTGGGTTCATTCGGTTTGGGACGATGATGGTGAGGCGGCCTACGAGGCCGAATACGAGACCTGTCCTATCATTGTCACCAGGATGAGTAAGACTATCGGGCAGCCCTGGTCTGTTGGTCCTTCGCTTGCGACACTCCCGGACATGCGCACCGCTAATAAAGTGGTCGAGCTGATCCTGAAGAATGCCGCAATCGCGGCGACGGGCATCTGGCTGGCGGATGATGATGGCGTCTTGAACCCTGCGAACATTCAGTTGGTCCCTGGTTCGATCATTCCGAAAGCTGTTGGGTCTTCCGGACTTACTCCGTTGCAGTCCCCTGGTGATTTCAATGTGTCTGAACTAGTTCTAACTGACATTCGTGGCCGCATCAACATGGCGCACTACGTTCATCGACTGCCCAATGAGCAGATGACGGCGTGGGAAGCGCAGGAGCGGGTCAGGGAGAACCAGCGCAGATTGCTTGGGTTCTCTGGACAATTCCGTTCTGAGGATGTCGAGCCCGTTCTGAAGCGCTTTGCTGACCTTGGGAAGCGGATGGGTGTGGTGAAGGACCATCCGGATTTGAAGTTGTTGGAGTTGGAGCTTCTTGGGCCTCTCGCACAGGCTCGTCTGGAACAGCAGGCACGTCGTGCTATGGAAGCGCATCAGGCGATTGCCGGTGTGTTTTCTGGTGAGGCCGCTTCGGTTGCCTTCAAGTATGAGATCATGATCCCGTCGATCTTGAATGATCTCAACGTAAATCCTGAGTTCATCGCGACGCCAGACGAGATCAAGGAGACGCAGCAGAAGGTAGCTCGGAAGGTCGCGGAGTTGTCGGCGACGCCGGCAGGACCCATCGAGCCCGGTGCACCGCCTCTTCCACAAGCTTCGCCGGCTGCTGCAGGCATGTCTAGGATGGCCGCTTAATGGCGGAGGAAGCAGAACAGGTAATGCGGGACCTGATCGGCTCTATGTTCAGTGAGCAGCGGGGCGTAAAGGTACTTGAACATTGGATGCGTTACGTCGTCGGCGCGCGAAGAGGCGACATTGAGAGTAACGAAGCATTGAGGCAGCGCGAGGGCGCTCGGCAGTTCGTGCTTCAAATCCGGGACTATCAGGAGCAATGGCAGAAGAAAAAGACGGGCTGATCGAGGTACCTTCTGCGGAGCCGACGAAACCCGCAGAGGGGCAGCCCGCTTCCACTGGTACCCCTGCGCCGCAGGCGGAGGCGTTGGAGATGCTGTTCTCCGACAAGACTCGTCCTGAGTATGTTGATGAGAAGTTCTGGAACGCTGAGACTGGCGGCATCCGCATCAAGGGTCTGGCCGAGGGGTACAAGAGCGTTGCTAGCTTGCTTGGCAAGCGCGTTCAGGACCTATCGCCGGATGAGAAGGCTAAGCTAGTCGATCTCGCCCTCCCTCAACTCGAAGGTCCATTGACGACCAAGGTCGAGAAGGCTCTACGCGAGAAGCTCGCGGCCGACGACGAATTTCTCTCCCCCCTTCGTGAGTCCATCGCCAAGAAATTGGACGACGATCGACGGGCGACTCTTCCGGAGAAGTACGAGGTAGACGCTGCGCTGGCCGACAAGGTTCCGACTGATGATCCGTTGTACGGGATCGTTTCAGAGTGGGCCAAGGAAGAGGAATTGAGCCCCAAGGCTTGGAATTCCCTTATGACGAAGGTCGCCGCCTTGCGCGACGACATGCCCCCGGTCGAAGATCGTCGCAAGGAAGTTGGAGTCGACGATCAGGGGCGCGACTACAAGGCCCGTGAGAAGACCGTCGTGGTGGGAGTTCTGGGCTCTGATGTGGCTACCCTTCGTGCAACAGGCAAGTTGGCCGCCCCTGAGGGCGAATTGGCCGATGGCTTGGACTTGCTAAAGTCCGTCAAGACCCCTGGTCAGTTTCGCGCGTTGGAGCGTCTGATCGCCAGGGCCAAGGAGCCGCCTATGAATATGGGCGATGGCAGTAAGCCAATCGGCGACCTTGATGCACAGATCAGGGAGAAGCGCGCTGTTAATATCAGTGCCTTCACGACGGCTCAGAAGGCGAAGTACAACGAGGAGCTGCTGGAGCTACACAATCGCCGGTACGGCGGTACGGCAGCCTGAGTTTCCCTTTTCCGGTACCACTTGATCATCGCCCATTGGACAACTCGCAAGAGCCTGATGGAACGATGAGCGGCCTGCTTCGGGCAGAGAACCGTCATGAATGTGGTTGTTATGATGGTATCAAACCCCTAGGAGACAGGACAAATGTCCTCGACTGCTGACGTCCCTTTCGTAAAGCTCTATGAGGGCGATGTTCATGAGGCGTATCAGCGCACGGGTTCGCGCATTCGTAACATGACTCGACTCAAGACTGGTGTCAAGGGCACCACTCTCACATGGCAGAAGATCGGCACGGCGAAGGCCAGCACCAAGGCTCGTCACGGCCTCGTGCCAGTTTCCGATACGCAGTTCACGAACGCTTCGGCGACTCTCGTGGACTACTACTCGGGCGACTGGTCCGATAAGCTCGACGAGATGAAGACCAACATCGACGAGCGTCAGTCTCTGGCCAAGGCCGGTGGCTATGCTCTTGGCCGAACCACCGATGATCTGATTCTCGCGCAGCTCGATCTCACGTCCAACTCGAACGCGATCACCCAGACCACTTCGGTCACCTTCCGCAACGGCGTGCTCCTGGCACGTCAGGAGCACTTCGCGAACAACGTGCCCGATGACGGCGACAACTTCGCCATCGTCAGCAATGCGTTCTGGTCGTGGCTCATGACCATCGAGGAGTTCAAGTCGTCTGACTACGTCGGCCAGGGTTCTCTGCCTTGGACGACGGGCCAGGAGATGAAATCCTGGGCGGGCATCAAGTGGATCGAGCATAGCGGGGTACCGGGCGCCGGCACCGCTACCGAGAAGAACTTCCTCTTCCACCGTTCTGCGATCGGTCTGGCCGAGTCGGCCTCGCCGTCGACGGACATCACGTGGCACGGCGATCGCGCCGCCCACTTCATCTCCAATTCGATGAGCCTCGGCGCTGCTCTCATCGATGAACTCGGCGTCGTCGAGATGACCATCAGCGGCGTGGCACCACTTCCGACCACCTGAACTTAAACCCGGAGTCTTTATGACTGTTCCCTTCAGCTCACGCTTCGCCAAGATGCACGAACTCATGGCGGTGAAGTATGTCAACCCTGCCAATACGTTGGCCGAGTTGATTTCGCCAGGGTTCTTCCCCGCTTCGACGGGGTGGGCCATCGATGATCTTGTCCTTCTCGGTGGTGGGGATGGCAAGATGCTGGCGTGGATTGCGGGGCATACGGACTCCAGGGACAATCCTCGGTTGGTAGTTCTGCCGGTTCACACCGGGGCGTTGGTTTCTGCTCCGGTTGAGCCCGATCTTGGAAAACCCCCAGTCAACCCGCTTAAGGCGAACCCTAAGGCGGCGTAGGAGACAAGCACCGTGGCTTACGATGCGACTGCACTTTCGAAGGTTGCGGAGCTTGATGCCCGCAACTCCCTCTGGTACTATGTTACCGTGGACCCCGCCGCAACGGTGGATACCTCGGGCTACTTCAATTCGGCGTATGATCAGCTTCGGCTCGGTGATGTGATCCTGCGCAGCACGCGCACGAGCACGATCACTGGCGCCGTCGCTGCTATGGGTCTCCACTTCGTCATCGATCGCGCCGCGAGCGTGGTGGATGTGGCTGACGCCCTGGCGTTCACCGTCACCGATACCGACTAAGGAGAAGGACCGGGCTAACCCCCGGTCCAAACCCGATGGCGGTGCAGTCCGAGATCGACTTGTGCAACCGAGCGCTTATGGCGCTCGGTGAGCACAGGATTTCATCGTTCGATGATCAGAACGACAATGCTGAAACGTGCAAGCTCCTGTATCCAGCGGTGCGCGACGAACTTCTCGTCAGTCACCCCTGGTCCTTTGCCGAGAAGGAACGGACGCTCGCGCGGGCTTCTGAGCGGGCGTCATCCGCTTTCGCTTACACCTACACCTTGCCCGAGGATTTTCTTCGGGTTCGTGAGGTTAATAAGGGAGGCGCTTATCGCATCGTGGGCAGGACTCTTTGCTCCG